GTTATTTAAATAGTATTAAAGATGTTAATAAACAAATACAAGATGCAACAGTAGCAGCATTTAAGGGGATGGAAGATGCACTTGTTAATTTTGTTATGACAGGTAAATTAAATTTTGCTGATCTTACAAGATCTATATTGGCTGATATAGCAAGAATAGCCATTAGACAAGCTATTATCGCTCCTATTGTTGGTGCAATATTTCCAGGTTTATCATCAACAAGTGCGAAAGGTAATGTTTTCGACAAGGGTATAAAAGAGTATGCAAAAGGGGGCATCGTGACTAGTCCTACTATTTTTGCTTATAGATCTGGTGGTACAGGTAGGTTTGGACTTATGGGCGAGGCTGGTGCGGAAGCTATACTGCCTCTTAAACGTGGTCGCTCTGGTAATTTAGGCGTTGAAGCTTCTGGTAGTGCTACTAATATAGTTGTAAATGTAGATGCTTCTGGTACATCTGTTGAAGGTGATCAAGCAGAAGGTAAGGCATTAGGACTTGCATTGTCATCTGCAATACAATCTGAACTTATAAAACAACAAAGACCTGGAGGCTTACTTTCATAATGGCAACTTTTCCAGCTACACCTGTCGCATCATTTCCTATAAGGAAAAAACAAACACCTAAAACTCGTATTGTTAGTTTTGCTGATGGTTTTGAGCATAGAATTACTTTTGGTTTGGCAGAAAATCAAAACCCTAAAGAATATAATTTAACTTGGAAAAATATTACATTGGCAGAGTCAGATACTATTATGGATTTTTTAAATGCTAGGGCTGCTGATAATGCTAGTTTTGATTACACGCCACCAGGAGAGTCAACATCTTATAAGTTTGTGGCACAACCTGGTTACAATGAAAGTATAGATTATGCAGATAGAGCAACAGTAACTGCTACATTCAGACAAGTTTTTGAGCCATGAGTACAGCTTCTATTATTACTGATCTACAAAAGATCAACCCATCAGCAGTAATAGAATTATTTGAACTTACAACAGATGCGACATTGCATGGTTCTACTCAGACATATCGTTTTCATAATGGTACTAGCTTAAATGCAAACGGAGATATTATCTGGGCTGGTAATCAATATTTAAAAATGCCAATACAAGCAGAAGGTTTTGCATTTACAAATGGGCAGCTACCTAGACCTACTCTGACTATTAGTAATGCTCTTGGAACTATTACAGCTATTCTGTTAAATGTTAATCAGGTAACAACAGGTAATGATTTAACAGGAGCTACTGTTACTAGGATCAGAACTTTGGCACGTTATCTAGATGCTGTTAACTTTCCTACTACAACTACAAGCACTACAACTACAACAACAATTGCTGACCCTGCTGATGCGGAATCTGTTACTTATACCGTAACTGTACATAATCCTGGAAGTGGCAATATTTTTAGGATTAATGGTGTAAATAATCCTGTAATTACAATGAAAAGAGGATCTACATATATTTTTGATCAATCAGATTCATCAAATAGTGGACATCCTTTAGCAATAAAATCTGATGCTGGAGGATCACAGACAACAACTGTATCTGGAACTGCTGGAAATGCAGGTGCTACTGTAACTTATCAACCAGCTTATCCTTCTGCTCCTAATGATTTAAGATACTACTGTACAGTTCATGGTAATGGAATGGGTAATACAATTACAATGAACGATCCAAATACAACTACTCAAGATACTACAACCACTACAACTCAACAGGTAAATCCATTAGGCACACCAGATCCTACAGCAGAGTTTCCAAAAGAAATATACAAAATTGATAGAAAGTCATCAGAAAATAGAGATGCAGTGCAATTTGAATTAGCAGCAGTATTTGATTTAGCTGGTATTCGTGCGCCAAAAAGACAATGTACAAGAAGTGAGTTTCCTTCTATCGGTACATTTATTGCATGACTTGGAAATATAAAGCATTACTTCATGCAAAACGTGAAGATCCAAAAGAATCATGTGGTTTGCTTTTAAATATAAAAGGCAAAGAAAGATATTTTCCCTGTCGTAATCTATCTATGACAGATCATCAATGTTTTATTATTGACCCAGAAGATTACATAAAAGCAGACAACACAGGTGAGATTACTGCTGTTATTCATAGTCACCCCATCACACCACCTACGCCTAGTGAGGCAGATAAAATTAGCTGTGAGCAAAGCAATCTTCCTTGGTATATTGTTAACCCTAAAACAGAACAATGGGCTTATTTAGAACCTTGTGGTTATAAACCAGCACTTTTAGGTAGACCTTGGGTATGGGGTGTTAGTGATTGTTGGTCATTAGTAAGAGATTGGTATAAAAAAGAAAAAAATATAAACCTTAGAGATTGGGATAGACCTGCAACACCAGAAGAATTTATTTTAAATCCTATGTTTGAAAGTTGTGCATGGAGAACTGGATTTAGAGAAATTAGACAAGATGAAAAATTAGAAATAGGTGATTTATTATTTATGTCTATAGGATCACCTGGTTTAAATCATGTAGCTATTTTTTTAGGAGATGATGTTTTGCATCATTTAACCGATAGACTATCTTGTAGAGAACCATATTCTCAATGGTTACTAAAATGTACAGGAGGGAGGTATCGTTATGTTGCGTAAAATAAAACTATATGGCGATCTTGCTGATTTTGTAGGACACAAAGAATTTGATGTACAGGTAGATAGTTTAGCTAAAGCAGTTAGTTTTTTATTACATAATTTTCCGCAGATAGAAGGTTATATGAATCCTAAATATTATCAAGTAAAAGTTGGTAACTATGCACTTGATGATAAAGAATTACAAAATCCTATAGGTCAGGAAGATATACATTTTGTGCCTGTTATTACTGGTGCTGGTCGTGGTTTTGGTAAAATATTATTAGGTGCAGCCTTAATTGCAGGTGCGTTTTTTATGCCAGTAGCAGCAGGTAATGTAAGTCTATCTCAAGGTTTATTTGGTGCTGCTGGATCTTTTGCCAAAGTAGGGTTTTTTACAAAAGCAATGGCAGGTGTTGGTTTGATGTTAACTATAAGTGGCGTATCAGAAATGTTATTTCCTTTGCCTAAAATGAAAGAATTTGATAACGAAACAGATCCTCGTTTGTCATATAAATTTTCTGGTACACAAAATACATCAAGAGCAGGTACGCCAGTACCAATAGTATATGGTGAGATTATTACAGGATCAGTTGTTATAAGTGGTGCAGTAGATACTCAGCAGGTACAGGCATGACAAAAAAAATTATACGAGGATCAGGAGGAGGAGGCTCACCTCCACCACCACCGCAGCCAACTAGAACACCTGATACTCTGCATTCTAGGCAGTTTGCTACTTTTCTTGATTTATTATCAGAAGGTGAGATAGAAGGTTTTGCGACAGCATCAAAGGAAGGTAGAACAAAAGGTACAACTGCATATAATAATGCTGCACTAAAAGATGTATTTCTAAACGATACTCCTGTTTTAAAAGCTTCTGCTAATTCTGCTAGTCCAGTTACTACTGATTTTAATTTTCAAGACGTTACATTTAATCCAAGATTTGGTACAGCAAACCAAACAAAAGTTGAGGGTATAGAGAGTAGTTCTTCTGTTACATCTGTTGGTGTAAACGTAACGCAATCTACACCTGTTACTAGACAGATATCTAATACAAATGTAGATGCAGTTAACGTAACTATAAGTTTTCCGCAGCTACAAAAAGCTACGGACAAAGGTGATTTGTTGGGTACAAGTGTACAGCTAAAAATATCTGTTCAATATAACTCTGGTGGTTTCACTGATGTGATTACAGACACAATTACAGGTAGAAGTGCTGATGCATATCAAAGAGATTATAGAGTAAATCTTACTGGTGCATTTCCTGTTGATATAAGAGTTAGCAGAGTTACAGCCGATAGCACAGATACAAGTTTGCAAGATACATTTCAATGGACTAGTTTTGGCGAAATAATAGATGATGCTTCTACATATGCAAATAGTGCATATGCGGGTGTAAGGCTAGATTCTATGCAGTTTAGTTCTATTCCTACAAGAAAATTTAGGATTAGAGGAATAAAAGTAAGGATACCAGGTGCAGGTGCAAACAGTTCTGGTACACCTACAGTAGACAGTGCAACTGGCCGTATTGTATACCCAGAAGGATATATATTTAATGGCGTTATGGGTGCTGCACAATGGTGTTCATGCCCTGCCATGATTCTTTTAGATCTTCTTACAGATACAAGATATGGATTTGGTAATCATATAACTGATAGTTCTCTTGATTTATTTTCTTTCGTTACTGCAAGTAAGTTTGCTAATACTCTTGTTAGTGATGGTTTAGGTGGTCAAGAAGCTAGATTTAGTTGCAATGTAAATATACAAAGCTCTGGTGAGGCATATGATTTAATTAATGATCTTGCAGGTGTAATGAGATGTATGCCGATATGGTCAGCAGGTACTATACAGTTAACACAAGATAGTCCGAAAGATGCAAGTTACTTATTTAATCTTTCAAACGTAACAGAAGATGGATTTTCATATTCTGGAAGTAGTTTAAAAACAAGACATAGTGTTATATCTGTTTCATATTTCAACATGGATAGTCAGGAGGTAGATTTTGAGGTTGTAGAAGATACTGCTGCAATTGCAAAGCTAGGTGTAATTATTAAGCAAGTTAAGGCATTTGCGTGTACATCTCGTGGTCAAGCAGCCAGATTAGGGCGTACTTTACTGTTTATCGAGCAAAATGAGTCAGAAGTATGCACATTTAGTACATCTATAGATTCTGGTGTGGTTGTAAGACCTGGTGCTGTTATAGAAATAGCTGATCCTGTACGTTCTGGATTAAGAAGAGGTGGTAGAGTTAGTTCTGCTACAACTACAGAAATTACTGTAGATGATTCTGCTGCAACAGATTTACCAACAACAAATAATCCTACACTAAGTGTCATTTTGCCTGATGGCACAGTAGAAACAAGATCTGTTTCAAGCGTAAATGGTGCTGTAGTAACAGTGTCTTCTGCATTTTCGCAAACACCAAATGTTAATACTGTTTGGTTACTGCAAGACGATACAGTGCAAGCACAAAAATTTAGAGTAGTAACTGTAGAAGAAGATGGTGTGAATTATGGCATTACAGCTTTATCTTACGTTAATGAAAAATATGCATTTATAGAAGATGGATCTACATTACCAACAAGAACAGTATCAATATTAAACGAACTGAAAGATCCACCTAATGCATTACAGGCTGAAGAAAAAATAGTTGAGATAAATAATCAGGCGGTATCAAAACTTATCGTTAGTTGGCAACCTATTGTTGGGGTTACGCAGTACCAGGTTAATTATAGATTTAATAACGGAAACTTTGTTTCTACTACAGTATCTTCACCTGACTTTGAAATATTCAATACTGATATAGGAACGTATGAATTTCAAGTATTTAGCTATAACACTGCATTACAAACAAGTGCTACTTCTGCTGACCTAACATTTAATGCTGTTGGTAAAACTGCATTACCATCAAATGTAACTGGATTAACAGCGGAACCAATAAATGAAAAATTAGTAAGATTACGTTGGAATCGCTCTACAGATTTAGATGTTACTCATGGAGGTAGGGTGTATGTTAGACACTCTCCACTGACCGATGGTAATGGTACATTTACAAATAGTACTGACTTAATTCAAGCTCTTAGTGGTGCTACCACATCTGCAGAAGTTCCATATCTTGAGGGCGAGTACATTTTAAAATTTCAAGATGATGGAGGTAGATTTTGTTCAGGAGAAACAAGTGTAATTATTGATCTGCCAGATAATCAAGCACCTTTAATTACTCAGACAAGAAGAGAAGATACTGATAGTCCTAAATTTCAAGGTACAAAGACGAATGTTGCTTTTGATGCAACCACAAACACAATCAACTTAGTTGGTGGCGGTAATTTTGATAATATTACAGATTTCGATGCCGTTGGTTCTTTAGATGATTTTGGTGGAATTGTTTCTGAAGGTACTTATGATTTCGGGGGAACTGCTGGTGGAGATACTTTAGATTTAGGTGGTGTATTTAGTCTTGATCTAAAACGTCATTTCTTGACAGAAGGTTTTTATCCGTCAGATCTTTTCGATTCTAGAGGTTTAATTGATGATATTACAGACTTTGACGGAGCTACAGCTACAGAAGTTAATGCTGAAATGTTAGTAAGAGTTACACAAGATAATCCAAGTTCTGGCTCTCCTACATATACTGCTTTTCAAACTTTTGCTAACGGTACATATAAAGGTAGAGGATTTCAATTTAGAGCAAAACTTACAAGTAATGATGTAGCTCAGGATATAAAGGTATCGCAATTAGGTTATACAGCTTCTTTACAGAGAAGAACAGAACAAGGTAATCTTATTGCAAGCGGAGCAGGTGCAAAGGCTGTAACTTTTACTCATCCGTTTTTTGTTGGTACTTCTTCCTTGCTCGGAGCAAATACTAATTTACCCTCTATTGGTATTAATGCTCAGAATATGGCATCAGGAGATTACTTTGAAGTAACAAGTGTATCTGGAACGGGTTTTACTGTTCACTTCAAAAATTCATCAAATGCTTCG